AAAACTCAAATGAAAGGAATCTCCAGTCTTGAATGGTTGCAACTTTCTATGCAAAGCATCAGAAGCACCCAATGTATAGGGTTTGTTATCTTGTAAGACCTCATAATCAAAGACATTAAATGATTGCCCATTAAATGTCTTTTGCTGATATACACCAGTTGATTGTAAAGTCAGTTTTAGTTTTGCACCCTTATTTTGTTTGAGTGCTTTTAAATCCAAAAATGCCATATTTTACTCCTTATTTCGTATGTTCAGTAGATGTCGGATTTGCAGAAGTTAATCGTTCTTCCTCACTTGGAAGGGACTCTACTCGTTCTTTTTCTTTTTTTCGTCTATTTATTTCATATTCTGCTTTCTTGCGAATGTTTCGCAAATCTTCTCTTACCCTATTTTCTAATGGATCGTCATGTGGTTCTCTTGAATATACTTCAATCATATTCTCTATTTCAGGAACAGTAAATTTACAAGTGATCACCATCTCATTTATAATTTTCATTCTAACACCAACTTTTTGAATATCTCCCACCAGATAATAATGGCTATTGCAAATGGTATCAATATGTCATAATACATCTCTTTCTCCTTTTTTTGATAGGTTAATTTAACCTTTTTAAACGATTTGTCAAACCCCTCTTATTCTTTTACTTACTTTTATACTTTACATTTTGATTTATATTTGTCTTTTTCTTTGTCTTTGTCTTTAACCCTTACCTAACCCTATTTATCCACATTTAAATTGTGGATAACTATAGTTTTAATTCAGTACCAATCGTAATTCCAAGTCCTGAATAGTTATGATCCTTTTTGAGTTCATCTACCCTTCTTTCTGCTTCACTATGTGTTCTTGGTGTATTTTCACAGAATTGAATGGAGGTTTTCCTGTTTAGATCGTATTTAAGCCCAAAGACATAAAACAGTTCCTTGTCTTTGTGCTGCATGATTGACTCTCTTAAATAGTCTTTCATATTTCACTCCTTATTCTTAATTAACATAGCACAAGTTTAATGCCAAAAGGATCAACTTGTCAACCCCTAATGTGATTTGTATATACCCTTATATATACCCTTATTCTTTTTTAAGATAAGGGCTTGCATAATCCATTATTTATTTATATTTTAGGATTATGTTAATTAAACAGGAGAAAATAATGAAATTTAAATTAATTAAATCAGACGAACCAATGCTTACAGATGATTATTATAAATTAGCAAATAATCTTGGTTTAGACATAAATATACAAGTATTTAAAGATAATGGAACAATTACTTATGTAGTTTATGAATGGTTTGAAAAAGAAGGTATGATGGAAGAAATTGATGGATTTAAGGATTTGTCAAAAGCAAAAAAATGTGCAAGAGATTATTTGTTTAATAAAGCATTTGGTGAAGAATATATGAAATCAAATGATAAAGGCACTATTAAACAATATTAATTGTTTTACCTCTACCTACAAGAAACCCCTCAAATAGAGGGGTTTTTTGTTTGTGGGGTGATTATACTTTGCAGTATAATTATTGAATCTGTTGTCGCATGACTATTTGGGTTGAAAATCTCCCATCTGCTATTTCATTAAATGTCATTGGAGAACTCAATCTTACCCAATGAAACGAACTTCCATCATACCATAAAAACTTTTTTCCTTGTCCCTTTAAGTCGTCTTGCATAGAAAGTAGATTTGTTTTAAATGTGCTTGAGATGTTTTGAAAACTAATAGTAGATACTTCTTGGGCATCATGAGTATTTAAAGCATACTCAACTCCACCTAACGATGTATTAACTTGTGTACCATAATCTCGTTTTGTTTGAACATTCACATCAGGTTCAACTTCAAAAGATAATTTTTTACCAATTAAGATTTCTGTAATAACATTATCGGTGATTGATCCTGTAAACTCTACAAAGAATTTATTTGCTGATGTTTCTGTTAAGTCGGTTACTGCCCACCCTGCTGCACTTACTGCACTAATAGTACCTTTGTTAGGCAAACTTGCTCTATCGGTATCTATAAAGAAATTCATAATTGTTCCACTTGATATTCCATCATCTGCATTAAAATAAACTGCTGCAGCATTCGCAGTTGCAGTTGATCCTACTGCATATTCTATTGCATCTCTATCTGCGATACCACTAATTGCAGTTCCAATGTTTTGATCTGAACTTCTTTCGTGGCTTGTAACTGTTGTGCCTGTAGAAAATGTAGGTGTGCCACTATCGGACATTTGTCCTTCACTATCGGTCATATCTGAACGATACATATTAATACTATCATAAATAAAATAACTTGCCATTTAAACCTCTCTACATTGAACTGAAACTTTCCCTATTTGTCGTTTCAGATTTGTTATAATAAATCTTTTGTCTGACCATTCTTCACTAAATAATCTTGTAGGCATTGCTACCAAACTATCAAAGGTATCAGATATTTCACTAAATGGTGTTCCAAGATTGCCGAACAATGTATCACCGAAATCCAGGAAGTCCCCCACTTGCAACATTCCATATTTTTCAGGATTAATAATTGTAGCATTCATTGTGGTTTTATATTGTCCAAATAATGCACTTCTAAAATTGATCCAATCACTATTTCTATCTGATCCTGCACCATCTACTGCACTATAAAGCATATCAAGATTAATTTCTTGTTTTTGGTGTGCTGCATTATCAAAGATTGTGCTATGCACCGATCCACTTACTGCTGATACATAAGTTTTTTGTTGTAGATATTCATTCTCAGCAGGGTGTTTTTTATAATTCACTACTAATGAAGTTTCCAAGTCTTGTACATTTGTAATCCCAATTTCATAATTAGATATATCAACTTCTGATAAATTTGCATCTGCTGTTGGTGTTCCATTATCAATCGTAAAATATCGTAATGAACTCACCCCTGAGATTGCTGTTTGTTGTGCTTGGTCAGAAAAAGCAAAAAAGAAACACCCTTCATATTGTAATTGTTGTAATACTGATTCTATGGATTCGGTATCTTGTAGTTCTAATCGTGTTTTCCAATGAGTAGAATCACTATCTCTTAAATCAGCTACTGACTTATATCCACTATCTACATTGTCTGTATCGTCATCAAGATCATAAACCAATACACTTTTTAATAATTGTCTATGAATAGATACTGGATTGTTTAGTGCGTCTTGTGTTGCACTATGTCCAGTAAAAGTATTAGAAGTAATATCTCTACCTAAATATACTTTATCAATTCCAGCATTAAAATCTGATGATGCGATTGGTTCATTTGCTGTATCATTATCGGCAGTAACAGTCATATAAACATTTTCTAAGGATACATTCCAACTATTACAATCCACATCTCCATCTGCTGTGTCCCATCTAAAACTTAAATATAGATCATCAGGTAAAGCACCATCTACTAACACACTTGCAATATTAACTGCACTATAACTTGCTGTTAAGTCGTATGATGTTGTTCTGCTATAATTGTTTGATGCACCAATGATTTCTACATCACCACTTGTGCTACCAAAATTACTACTTAATGAAGTGGCTAAATTAACAAACAATCCATCATCTACGCCTGGACTTCCACTACTATATGCTTGGGTAATTGTGCCATCTAATCCTAATGTAATTGCAGTAATTTTACCTGATACTTGTGGCATTACCAACTTCATAGTAAATCCTCTTATATCTGCAAAGTTTCCACTATGGTTTATATCTACTTCTGTTGATGTGCTACCATCAAAACAATTTGCAATAGACCCTGTAACTGCTATTGAACCTGAACCACTACCTTCTTGTTCTACAATCCCACCATCTATTTCATCAGGCAACATTTTAAATTGCCTTCTCATTAACTTTGGAACTTTTAATACCTTAGCACTATCTTCTGTAACAATAGTTGTATCAGTTCCAGTTAATTCTAAAAATCTTTTCATTCCCTTATCATAAAATTCTAACTTATCCGATCCACTTGTATTTTCTGGAACAATATACATAAAATTCTTTCCATCATTTTTTAAGAAAGGACAAGCATAAACATCTGTTCCATTTGTAAATCCTGAATTAGCAGTATAATCCCCATATACCAATGGTATCACTTTATTGTTATATTGCTCAATCGTAGAGTTACTTGTTTTTGTAGTTGGAACAGATACATTTTGGAATGGTCTATTTGAAATCAAATTAAAAATAATCACATTATTACGATAAGCAAAGCTACTAATGCGACCACTAAAGATTTGTAGTGCATTAGCAGCAGTACTATCATCATCAATAACCGAAAGGATATTGACTTGCCCATGTAAAAATGTATTTCCTAATTGTTCAAGCAATTTTGTACCATCGATATTCACATTTGCCACATTCAAGGTTACTGAACCTGTTTTGGTTGTGAACCCTTTTAGATCAAGCGAATAACTGATACTTGGTTTGTTAAGAATTGCCGGTATATAATCTAATGAATTGTAAGTAGTAGTTGTTGAACCACTATCTGCTGCAAAACAAAATCTCAAATCAGGTGTATGTGTATATAATACACTTGCATTGGTATTTTTAAAGATTTGTACCAACCAATTCTCTTTCATTGTTGGTGCTAACTTTGCTGAATAATTAGAATTTACAAACATTTATTTTTTCTTTCTCCAGTTGATTGATTTACAATCACACTTATTTCCCCATTTGCACCAGGCAAAATGAAATCCAAATCCAAATCCAAATCCTATTAAAAAATTAATCATAATTCCCCCTTAATATATTAACCAGTTTAAACCAGTTTTTGCTTCGTATGACTTAATATCATACATATTTAAATATCGTGCTTCTACAAAGACACCAAATCTGCTTGAAAGTTTCCAACCAAATACGATCCCTGCATCAAAATCAATGCTATTCTTTGCGTTGTCATAATTAAATGAATAATCACTTATTCCTTTATTGAAAGGATAAATGGTACTCCAAATATGTAACCAATTATTGTCTGTATATTTATAATAGTCTGCACCCACACTCAAAGATGCTTCGTGTTGATACCCCAAGTCTTTTGCAAAAGATTCATTATATTCTTCTACAATTTCTCCATAGACTGTTTGATAAAACTCTTGATCAGTTGTTGCTACTATGTTCCCATTTTCATCAAACCAATACCAATCATAAAACTCATACCCATATTGAGTCCATTGTTGAGTCCATTCGTCTGTATAACCATATTCGTATGCAAACAACCAAAATGGAATATACTCACTTGTATCTATGTCTTGTTCGTTCCACCATTCATCAATCGGCAAGAAATCAAGATATGCAGGGTGTGATCTACCTGCTATCCCAACCGATAGATCAAGATTGCCAAGATTTTTTCTATATCTAAAATCAATCCCTGCAAATTCTAAATCCTCTAATCCACGATAATCATAACTTCCTTTAACAATAAAGTTAGGTGCTAAATATCGTAGCATATATTCTTGTTCTGTAAATGATTCACCAAATTGGCTATGATCCGAATATTCTAATACATATTCCCAACCTTTAGCCATACCATTACCAATCATTACACTTTCGTTAATAGGTGCTTCTTTTCCTGTGTACCATACTTCAGGTTTGTTTTCATAATCAAATCGTGCAAGTTTTCTAATACCAAAAGTTAGTTTACTATGATCGTCTAACTCCTCTTGCAAAGTTTGTAGTTGTCCACCAGTAACTTGGAATGTTTGTTCCTTTGTTAGTGGACTTGTTAAACTATATGCACCATAAATTGTACTAAATTTTAGAAAGTCTTGTGCATAAAGACTTCCCATTAATAATAATCCTATTAATAACTTTCTCATTGAAATCTCCTTAACATTATATTATCAATTTCTTGTTTAATTTCTTCTTTAATATCGTCTGCATTTAACTGAAACGATAATCCTGCTTCAAATCTTTTAATTTCTTTTCCTTTTTCAAACATAATAATTGTTGGTACTGATTTAATATTCCATTCACTTGCTATTGCAGCACCATATTCTTTGTTGTCAATACTTGCATTAAACCATTGACAATTATCTAAATGACCTAAATGGATAGATGAACTCTTGTTCCAGTCTGCATTTACCTGTACTACTACACATACATTCTGACTTAAGAATTGAACTTGTTGTAAGCTCTCAAGAGTTGATTGCCCATACAATAAGGGCGACGACCAACATAACCCAACAAGAAATAACCATCGCATTAAGTATTTTTTCATCATAATTTTTCCTCACTTTTGCATCATCATGCGTTCAATATTCTTAACATCATCACGCATTTCTTTTTGTGTTTCTTTTACCTCAGTCACATCTTTTTGTGTTTCAATGATAGTATTTCGTATCATTTGATCTTTCAAGTCATATTCGGTTCTTGATACTTCTGGTGCAGGTAATTCTTTAGCTTCTTCAATATCTGATTGAAGTGTAAACCACATACCTATAATCATACCAAGAGTAACTACTCCAGTTGCCATGCTTTCAAGACTTAATGTAAATTTGCTATCTTTACTAACTTCCACTTTTCCCCCCTATAAATTTAATTTTCTTGCTCTTTCTATTGCTGGAATAATGCTATCTACTACATATTCATCTACAACAGGTGCATTAATGTTAATTGTTATATTACCACTACTTCTTTGATTTGGACTTGGCAATGGAGTGATGTCTATTTGCTCCATTGCATTTGCGTTATCCCCTACTACAATACCATTACCTATTGGCAAAGTAGTTTTTTTGTTGGTTACAAATGATCCACCAGTTGGGAATTTCATTAAAGGTTGAAACAATTTATCAATTACCTGATTAGCTAATGCTGCTAAAATTAGATTTAATGGAAAACTTTTAGTTTTCATAATGTCAGCAATATAAGAACCAGTTGCTTCTTTGGATTTTGCTTTTATTGTAGATATTGCATTTTCTTTTGTAGCAGCACCACTTATCATCATATTTTCTAAACTTTCTTTTAGTGTTTCTTTTTCTATTTCTTCCAGTTTCCCACCTGTTGATCCAAATGCTTTTTCCAATTCTTCAAGTTCTTTTTTTATTTTTTCTGTATTTACGCCTTCAAGACCATCTTCTCCCCCAAACATTACTGCCAAATTACCCCAATCAAATTCAAATGCTTTTGTTTGTGTGTTATTAATTTGGTTTTGTAATTCTTCCATTGCTTCTGGTAGAGTACCATCTCCCACAATACTGTCTACAGCATTTTTAAATGCTGCTGCTGCAGGATTTATAAATCCTGGTATTGCCATAAACGCTTGACCTATAGGACCAGTTGCAAATTGTAACATTGAAAGTTGTAACTCTAATAACTTCTTTTTAAACCAATCAATATTTGATGTTACATTTGCAATAATTAAATCAAACGCTTCAAACACTAATAAGAATTTTGATGCTCTAATAAATGCTAACATTCCCTTTCTTGCTAACAAAGAAGCACTGGTTAACATAACAAAACTTGTAGCCATTGTTGCAAGTGCAATAGCATTTCTTTTTATTGCATCTATATTTTC